CCTATCATAGTGTACTTACACCGCTCTCGGTGGCAGGACATAGGCCTTTTAATTACACTACTCAATCAATTAGTGAGGCTATGCAAGCAGCTTGGGCGAGCGACGGCTTAAAGTTATCTAAGCGCTTACATAGAAACGCTCATAAAGTGCAACGTGAAACGGCAGAAACTATAAAGCAATCGTTGAAACGTGGCAAAAGCATTCGTGAGATAGCTCGCTCTATATTCGAGGGATATGGCAAGGGTGGCGTTATCGCTACTGATAAACTACCAAAGCACATCGAACGGCTTAGAACCTTAAAGCCGCCTCAATCGTTAAATGATGAGGAGCTTGCTCGGTTTAAGCGTGTAATTAGACGCACAGAGCGGCAAGTACAGCAAAATACAACGCCGAGCCTACGAGCTGCCTATTCTGAACTCATTCAAGCAGTAGACGATGGCAACGCTATAGACCTTTCGAGGGCTGTTACTGTAGCCGTGCAAGAGAAAGCACGATATAACGCCGAGCGAATAGCACGCACAGAAATGGCTAGAGCATACGCCGACGGCCAAATGCTGCGTTATAAGAATGATGATGATGTAGTCGCACTCAAATGGGTGCTATCAAGTAGACATCCTCGGTATGATATATGCGACTTTTACGCTAACGCCGATTTATACGGCTTGGGAAAGGGAGTATATCCTAAAGATAAATTTCCTACGTTGCCAGCTCATCCGCATTGTATGTGTAGAGTATCGCCTGTATTTGATTTTGAGGTAGATATTACAAAAGCAAAAGACAATACAGACGAGGGCGGCAAGCAATATATAGAGTCTATTTCTCGTGATCATAGAGAGAAATTGCTCGGCATAAGCGGTAGTAAAGAGGTTAAAAGCGGCAAAGCTAACTGGAAAGACTACGCAAGGGGTTGGAATGGTGAAACATTCGAGCCTAGAGAACCAAAGAAAAATACATAATTTAGACCTACAGGCCTGCGCAAGTGAATGCGTAGGCCTTTTATATTGCTATTGATTAGGGGAGCCGAAAGATAGCGGAATTCATGACGAAAAGGAGAACGACTCATGACTTTAGCAGAATTGTACACAAAACTTGAAAATCTCGAGGGCGGTAAGGAACTTATCGACGGCTTTAAAAGCGAAATCTCTCGTATTAACGAGGGAGCGAAAGCCGATAGACTCAAATTCGAGAAACAGATTACCGATTTAACATCAGCACGTGATGAGTTAAAAGGTAAGGTTGACGAATACGAGGCTCATAAGGGCGAGAAAAGCCCAGAAATCTTGGCTCTTGAAAAACAAATTAAAGGCCTTACAGATAAGTACGAGCAAACAGAAAAGGCTCGCCAAGCAGAGATTGAAAAGCGTACTAATTCCGAAATCAGCGCTCAAACGATTGCAGCGCTAACAAAAGCTAATTGTACAGACGCCGAAACATTCAGCAAGCTCATAGCTGGACAGATTTCCGTACAACAAGACGGCTCATATGGTTGGGCTAAAGAGGACGGCACAATCGGCACTATCGAGGAATGTGCAACAGCATTTCTTGCTGACAAGCCCTATGCAGTTAAAACCGTGCAAAATGGCGGCAGCGGTGCAGGTGCAGGGAATGCGAACGACGGCAATAGTCAATTAGCAGAAATGTACAAAATCGCAGGGGTGAAACCACCTAGCGAGGCTTAATTATTTGATTATGAAAAGAGGTATTAATCAATGGCAATTAACACTTTAACAATGGCTCAAAATTTCCAAACAGTACTAGACCAACAAATGCTAGTGGGTGCTACATCTGGCTTTATGGAAGTCAATGCTGGCGAAGTAAAATACAACGGCGGCGATACTGTTAAAATTCCTACTCTTTCCGTTGACGGCTTGGCGAATTATGATCGTGATAACGGCTATAATCGTGGTGCTGTATCTTTGACTTACGAAGATTTCAAACTCACACAAGACCGTGGCCGTAAATTCTCTCTTGACGCTATGGAGGTAGATGAAAGCAATTTCTTGGCAACAGGCACAAATGTTATGTCTACATTCCAAATTGAGCAAGTAATCCCAGAGGTAGACGCTTACCGCTACTCTAAGATTGCTGCTATCGCTAAGAATGGCAACCGTAAAACAGACGCTTTTACACCAAGCGAAACAAACATTATCAAACAACTTAACAAAGAAATCGTAGAAATCGAGGACTTAGTAGGTGAAACAGGCGACTTAGTAATCGTAATGAGCACTAAAGTGCAAGCCATCTTGAACGAGGCAGCAGGTGCTAAAGGCATGCTCGATGTAGCGAACTTTGAACACGGCGCTTATAACACTCGTGTACGCACTTATAATGGCATTCCTATTATTGCAGTACCTAGTGCTCGCATGAAATCTCAATACACATTCAATGACGGCAAAACTAGCGGCCAAGAAAAAGGCGGCTTTAAAGTTGACACAGCAGCAAAAGCTATTAACTGGATTATCATGTCTAAACGTGCTGCTATCGCTGTATCTAAAACTGACACAATGCGCATTTTCGATCCAACAATCAATCAACAAGCGAATGCTTGGGGTATTGATTACAGAAAGTTCCATGATGTATGGGTTCCAAAAAATCGCTTGGCTACAGTATGGGCTAACTTTGGCGCTTAATTAGGGGGTAACGTATGGGGAAATATAGACTTATCCGACTGAATGAGGTTCGCTATACAGATGATGAGTATACTCTCGAGCTATGGCTAGAGGACGGCTTTGTATTAGAGCCTGCATTCGACAATGACGGCGAGGCGGCTGCTGCTAAACCTAAGAAAAAGGCGACTAAAGCAGCCGAAGAATAATCATGAACGCTAGAGAGGTATTTGAAAAGCGGTTACAGCAAGCAATTAGAGCCAGTGCTCGAGAGGTACAAGAGGAGGCACAACGCACCCATCGCTTTACCTCTAAGAGCGGCCAGCTCGAAAGAGCTATAGACGTGCGCATGATCAGCGATAAAACAGCAGAGGTATATATCGACAATGATGTAGCATACTATGGGCCTTTCGTGCACGAGGGAACACGAGCGCACTACATTTTTCCTAAAGAAAAGCAGTCTTTGCGCTGGGTTCCTAGTGGTGGTAATGGCTTTGTATTCGCTAAACGTGTATTTCATAGAGGTACTAAGCCAGACCAATTTTTATATGAGGCTCTCGACAATAGCCGTGAGGCTGTTCATGATATATTCTCGAAAGCTGTTAATGTATCGCTGGGCGAGATTGCTCGAAATGTAGAGCTAGGTGTTAAGCGCACAGAGCTGCACATTAAACTGTAAGGGGTTACATAAATGTTATACGAATTTCAAAACATGGTATTTGATGATGAGCTACTAGGCCCCAACGTGCTAGAAACCACTTTAAAGAAAGCGGAGAATTGGCTGTATGTATTGGCTAAAAAGTTAGGCGTGCAAGAGGGCGATGTCATTCGCTCTTTTGTTGCAGATGAGCTCGTAACACTCTACTGTTACCGAGAAACCTGCATGAATAAAGCCGCCTCTCTGATTGGACAATATAGCCGTAATGGTTCCGATGATGATTATTACTCTAAGAAACTAAAGTATATCAACGATAGAATAGCGGTATTAGAGGCTCAAATCACAGCGGAACAGCTCACAGGGCAGCCAGCCAAGTATGCAGGGTATAGAAATATACCTTTATATCGAGGTGGCTAATATGTGGCTCGAATTATTGAATAAAATTAAATACGCATTAGAGAAAGCCGAGTTTAATGGACAAATTAAGCTCGGTTTTTTAGCGCCTCAAACGGCTGGAGTAGACTCTCTCGGAATGGTAATGCTAGGACGAGGCGAGGCAACGCCTGCCGATGATAACGTGCACAATATGCTCAAACAAGAGTTTTATATTGAATGCTGGACTAAATCAGATAGTCATGAGTTCGATGTAGCTTATGAGCAGATTGCCGCATTAGAGAGTCAAGTTGAGCAAGTAATTATCGCCTTTCGTGAGGCTTGCGGCGCACTTAATGAGGAATTTTGCGTATTACAAGAAAGCGGCTATCAGATTATCGATATTCGCTGCACAAATAAAACAGACGATCACGACAGCATGAGGCCGTTTATTGGTACACAATACCGATTTGAGGCCAAAATGTACGATTTAAAAGAAAATCTAAATACTAAAGGGGGTATTTATTAATGGCAGAAACATTATACAAACCAGCGGCGGTGGATATGCCTACAGCAGGCAAGAACTACCTATTATATTTGAACGTTGGCACAAACGAAAAAGCAGGCGCTAAATGGCTGTTGTTAGGTGGCCAACGCTCTGGCGACTTATCTCGTAAAGCCGACTCTATCGACGCAAGCCATAAAGGCTCTGGTGGTTGGAAATCTACTATCGCAGGCCTTAAAGAGTGGAGCTTTGCGATTGAAACATTACTTATGCCTAAAGAGGAAAGCTTGAAACTCTTAGAAAAAGCATTCTTGGACGGCGACAACGTACATATTAAATTCGAGTATCCAGATAAAACATTCTTTACTGGTATTGCCTCTGTAACAGAGCTTTCTATCCAAACACCGCATGACGGCGTAGCGACTTACAAAGGCTCTTTGAACGGCGTAGGCCCATTATCTGAATTACAACCTGCACCAGCAGTGGTAGGCGGCTAATAGGTAGCCTTATATACCTATACTATCCTAAATTAGCGCTAAAATAGGGAGTTTTGAATTATGAAAAAAGTAAATTGTGATTTTTTTAAAAATGGCGAGTATTTAATATTCAATATGCAGCGCCTCATGGAGTTTGAGGCCGCTGTAGGGCAACCTATTGGGGAGCTCTTACAGATGAGCATATGGCCTATTAATAGCATTATCACAGGCTATGCTATCGGTATGAAACAGCATAAACGAAACGCTCAACAATATTACGAGTTATTCGATGAGTTGTTATCCGATGAAACAAAAGACATGAGCCTATTATCATTACAAGCGCCACTTATGCAAGCGATCATTGCAAGTGGTGCTTTGGGTTCCAAAATGTACTATCAAATGTACCCAAACGAGCTCACGCCAGATGATAAGGTAGCTATCGAAAACGAGGCCGAACAAGCAAAAAACTAGAGGGGGGCCAAGTTGCCCCCTCTTTTTCTTTGTGGTTACGAAATGCCGAAGAAATAGCATATAGCGTGTTAGAGCTGAAACCATGGGAATTTATGAGGTTACAGCCTATGGAGTACAGAAAGTTAGTTAGAGGTTATGAACGTAGGCAAAAACTACAGGATACAAACCGAGCTTTCTGGGTGGCTAATATCATGAACACGCAACTAGCAGAGGCAATCGAACCAAAGAAATTTATTGATATTCTATATCCGCCGACAGCAGCCGACAAACGGCGAGCCGAGGCTGATTTTATCCGTGAATTTAGAGAGGCAGGGGGTGAGATATAGATAAATGGCAGATAGCAATATTAACGTAAAAATAAGCGCCGATAGCTCGCAAGCTACAGCGGCGATAAATAAAGTTGCTAATACGTTAAGCTCTGAATTGCCGAAAGGTGTTCAAGAGGCGAGTAATAAGGTAGCCAAAGAGGCTGCCAGTATTAGGGCTGAGATAAAGTCTATTGTGGCTCAAATGAATAAAGGGCTACAATTCGCTGGCGCTGTTACTGGCATAGGCCTAGCGGCTAATGCTGTAAAGGACGTAGCTGTAGCAGCTGCACAGACAGCCGACCAATTAACGAGCATACGCTCTCGAATTAACCTTATTAATGACGGCTCACAAACTACGGCCGAGATCATGGAAAAAATATATAGCGCAGCCACTCGCTCGAGAGCCAGCTATATAGATATGGCCGACAGCGTGGCAAAGCTGAATATGCTTGCAAAAGACGCTTTCAGCTCAAATGATGAGGCTATATATTTTGTTGAGCAATTAAACAAGCAATTTAAAATATCTGGCGCAGGCATTCAAGAGGCGAGTGCTGCGATGTACCAATTAACGCAAGCTATGGCTAGTGGTAAGTTACAAGGCGACGAGTTCCGCTCAATCATGGAAAATGCGCCGTTATTAGCTCAATCAATCGCCAAAGAAATGGGCGTGAGCGTAGGCCAGTTAAAAGAAATGAGCTCGCAAGGGCTTATTACTGCTGACATAATCAAGAGCGCCTTATTCAATGCAGCAGAGGAAACAGACGCACGATTTGGCGAAATTCCTATGACTTTTGCAGAGGTAGGGCAATCTGTACAAAACGAATTAATACAAGCCTTTCAGCCTGTACTTGAACAGCTTTCTACATTACCGCAAAGCGGCGAGTTCCAAGCGTTCATTGAGGGCGTAGGCATAGCGATTAGAGGCCTAGCAGTGGCTGCACAGGGCTCTATAGGCTTGATAAGCGCAGCTTTTGCAGGGCTTAGAATAGCAATATCCACTATTTCGCAGACAGTTCGCAGCTTTGGCTCATTGTTTATCAGTACAATGCCAAAGATTTCGGCAGCTGTATTGGCTGTAGTAGTGGCTTTTGCGTCATATAGGGCAGCTATTACACTATGTAGCGCACAGACTGCGGCCTTGACTGTGAAAGTAGTTGCGTATCGTGTGGCAGAATTAGCCTCGGCAGCG